CTGCTGTGCAGTGTTTAATTCCACCTTTCTTTCCTGAACATGGTTCACGCCCCTGCCATTTAGCCTCAGCAGCAGAAATTACTCCCAATGCTAGTACAATTGTTAATATCACTTTTTTCATAAAATGAGTCCTTTTTGATTTAAATATAAACTTATAAAAGCATTTTAAGATGCTTTTTATTTAACCTTCTTTAATTTTTATATACTTAACAACTATCTCATTCACTAACAATTCGTATTCCTCTTCAAATTTATCAATAAATTCTTTAAAAGTTAAATTAAATGTAATTACTTCACCATCTTCCTCAATAGATTCGGAATCTAATTGTTCGGTCAAATATCTATTTAATTGATATTTTGCCATTATTTGTTGACTATTTAGTGTAATCCCACCATATGGTGTACATGTAATACTATAATTATTTTTTAAATCACTAGGTAAAGAATTATAATAAATAAAATATTGCTCTTCAATATAACTGCTTTGTCCATCCAATAATTGAGCCATTCTTTCAAAATTAGTTAAAAATGATTTGTTAATTTTATTACTTGTTATGGAATTTAATAAATTAAAATACCCATGTGCTAAATAAAATGAAGTATCACTATATTTCTTTGAACTTCTTACCAAACCATTTAATAGAACAACATGTTGATTAATACTTGACAAATACTTTAATGTATTCACCCTTTCAAACATATAGAAATAAACTTCATTGATGTTTTCTAATAATTTTTCAGCATATTCTTTTTCAAGCTCATATTTCTTCGGGGACTTCCAATCTATATATGCCCAGATAACAACCAATGGAGCCACTATATATGTACCCAACACAAATATGTTAATCACATCACCAGAATTCCACTCTCTTTTTAATGCATAATAAATATTCAAACCACAAGAAACAACAAAAGCATAAATAATCGAAAAAATAATAATGTACTTTGATTTTTTACTCAACTTAAAACCCAATAAATGAGTGTGTTTTTTAAAGTAAAATCAAATAAAAACTAACGGCAAAAAAAATAAAATATGAAAAATTATTAAGAAATTATAATTTATAAGCCCAAATAAAAATGCAATTAAATTAGAAAAAATATATGGAATAAATATTAAAAAACAAAAAATATATGTTAATACAAAAATTAATATCAAATATTTAAAAAAAGGACTTTGCATAAAATTTAGCTACTATTGAACCTTATTACTTTCTGTTATAAATAAGCTCGCCATCTGCTTAAAGTAGTTGTTATCCATATAATCATAAATCGCCAGACTCAAACCAAGCTCATTCACAACAGTCTTGATTCCTTGATCATGAGAAACAATGGCTGTGGCATTATTAGCAAGTGCTATTCCAATGATTTGAATATCAACTTTAACTTTTTGACGTGGCTCTTGAGCCTTTCTATTTTTTGGTAATTTATGATATTCACGATAAACTTTGGCTGCACTTAAAGCAGCTTTTGCATCAAAATCCAAATTTTTAAACTTGGAATTTGGTTTAAGTAAAGCTAAAGAACGTGCTTCATTATCATCGCCCGCAATAAACTCTGAAATTACCGGCATCGGTAGCGCCACAGAAAAGTTTTTTCCTTGATTGAGAAAAGCAACAAGGTTCTTATATTCTGCCTCTTCTTTATTTTTAGTTAATAATGTAATTAAGGCATTCGTATCTAAGATAATCAATCTTGTCGCTCCTTCAGCCACTCAGCTATAGGGTCATCGTGCTTTGACCAATTCGATGCACCTTTACCTCTAAAGTCATCAATCCATTCTTCTAAGCTAACTTCCTCAATGACATGGAACTTGTTGATGATGTATTTTTTTAGCGTCAATTGATAAGTATTAGATTTCGATAAGTAAGTCGCTTCCCCTTCAAATCTTAAATTTGTGTCGTTATCAAAGTATGGATGTAATTCTTTTAGCAACTTATGAGAACACTGTGCTGGAACTTCCACTCCATTGTTTAAAATGATGGTGATGTGATCTGATTTGTCACGACCTTTTTGTAGGCGAGTTAGACGACCATCCAAAGACTCTTCTTGTTTGAATTCTTCTTGGGTCTCTAGTTCTGGAAAGACATATAAAATTTCTTTAGGCTCATATACTTCATTATCATTGAAACTACCGTAAGAAATCTCAGCATGATGAAAACCATATTTACCTAATTCTTTTTGAATACGGGCAATTTGCTTATGCTTTGCTGCAGTATCCTTCATCACATTGGACATGGCCAATGATCTACAGTCACTTGGAACTGTAACGGCAATGGTCGTTGAGCCTTCTTTGATCGTGTTGAAGCTAGCTTGTTTAACGCCAACGATTTGACCTAATGCGGATAGTAAGTTTGCAACACTGGAAATTTCTAGATCATGTAAGTGGCCATCATGGATTTTTAAGACAAAATCAAGATCACCATCTTGTTCTTGATGAACAGATGAATCTCCCAGATCAAGTCTATTCTGAGTGAATTTTCCACTCTTTTTGTCTAATTTTGGCATTTCAATCGCCTTAAGCGCATCTTGCTTATATTATGTTCAAATCACGAAATAAATGAAAGCAAGCTTACATAATCAATTAATTTTCACTATTTATTGCTAATTTCAACATTTGTCAACCAACTTTTATTGCTAATTTTCACTTTTGTCAACCAAATGACTTTTCTATGGTACTTATGTCTTAAGAACAATTATGTCACGTCAGTATCTACTCTAAATGCATACTTATAAAAATCCAGTATAAAATTTTTACTTTCTCCATATTTCTCTACATACCGTAAGCAAAAATAACCCAAATATAAAGAAGCTAATGGAATCAATGTGATAATAAAAATAATTAATGGAATTCCTTTATTGTAAGCTTCAACAACCAATCCTATAAATTTATTCATCATTACAAATGGAATAAAACCAATTGAAGCAAATAAGATATAACCTAAAAAACCTAAAACTGGCCTAGACCAATGATGCTTTACAATTAAGCGAGTTATTCGACCAACTTCATCACGTTCTCTTTTTATTAACGTCCTGATTTTTGCATACTCTTTTACCCATAGATCTGCATTTTCGTATTGGCAAAAGAACTTAGCTTCCTCGTAAGTTAACGTATCAATATTGAACAGTGACTTTGCAAATCTATCTTTATAAAGAGTTGATTGATTTTCGATTTCTTTTTCCTCAAAATCTTTGGCTAGTTTTAAAAACTCATTTTTACTTTCATGTGAATACTTTAAATGGGCAAGTTTATTATTGATATATGCCAAAGCTAAAGGTACCAATAACGCAACTATAACCCCCATAATTTTTATAAATGTTTCCATATTATATTAACAACCTATTATTCAATAAAAATTTCTTTTTGCATTTTTTCATTATTCCTTAAAATCTGTAATGTCGTTACTCCTTTCTTTATATAATTAGAAGCTTCTATAAAAGATTGAACTTCTAATGTAGGATCATTATTGATTTTCTGAATAATATCATTTTCTTGAATGATACCATCAGCAGGAGAGCCTTTTGAGACACTTATAACTTTAACTCCCGAGCCATATGACGTATTAATTTCAGTAAACTTCATATTCACAGGATATATTCCAGTTACTGAATAATATTCCATAAAATAATAAGCTAGATATTCATTTACAGCCCCTGGTACTGCTACTGTTTTTAAATCAGCAGTATTATAATTTTCCTGATTAACACTTAGATTAGTTTTGCGCGGTGTTTGTGGCTTATTTGGACTAGAATTAAATGCACCAACTGACTCAAGACCTTGATTTTTTGTAGTAAATACAACTATAGGAGTTTTTAATTTCTTTGCCTGTTGTTTAAAACCATAAACTGTTTCTTTGTAATCAAAATCTGGAAAAAAGGGCTGAACTTTTGCCTTTACAGTGTCTTGTTCGATTACCAAGTATCCTTTCTCTAATAACTCTTTTGTACTTTTGTCCAAATCATCAGTTTTTATAACTTCAATTTTGTATGTTTTAAGCACTTGGCTCACAGGTATCAATGGTCGTTGTAAAGCATTTTTTGCTTTTACTTCAGGTGATTCATAAGTCACCCTTAATGTATTGTCTGCCCACACATAACTATTGATAGAAAGATATGGAAAAAGAATAAATAATAGAAACTTATACACTTTAAAGCCTTTTAAATAAGATTTGAATTTTTTGCAATTAGCGATAACGCTTATTTCCACCGGAGGTATAACAATAAATTCCTCCTCTCGGGCCTACACAATCATTAGACCCACTGCATGGACATGAATCAGAAGAACCGCTGGAATAACCAGAACCTGTGCTGCCTCGACTACCAGAAGATCGAGATTTTCCTTTTGAAGAATAACCACTATGACTTAAAGAACTATAAGATTTTCCACCACCTCGTCCACCACCCCGCGCATCAACATTTGTGATGAAAACAATCTGAAAAATGAGTACCCACATTAAAGTTAAAATTTTCATAATTTAGTTATACCTCTAATTATTAGAGGTATTAAAGCTAATAGAATGCTTTAAATCAATCAGTCAAAAAAATATATTTATATGGTTTTAAAAAACAATGTCCTTTTTTCGACATGATATGAGGCATTAAAAAAGGAAGGCATCTAGCCCTCCTCCTTTGGCAACCCCTCACACCACCACAGCAAATCTGAAATTTTTAACTGCCTTATTTCTGACAATGACCAAGATGTGTGAGAGGCTAAACCGAGTACATACGATCGTAAAACCGCAACACTCATGCAGTAAAAAGTTTAAACGCTTCCTGAATACGGCGATAATCTTTCAGTGTTGCACCTTTAATATTATCTGGCGCGACACTGCACAAATTGGCAAACATCGCAATTTCCTGATTGGCTTCACTCTGCCCTTTGGCTTGCATCTCAGCCACCAACATGTCCTGCACAGTTGGCTCACGCATGGTTAGCACTTGTACACTGGCACTATCAATCGTGATCGGTTTATTCAAACTGATCTTATAACCTTCAGCACATTCCACGATATATTCTGGTAATTCTGCTACTGTCATTTTTTTACATTCCCAATGCTGAACGGATGTCTTCTAAAACATCTACGCCATTAATGATACGTACCATGTTGATCACATCTACTTCATGGACAACCTGACCGCCAATGGTTTGTTTGTAATAGGTGAGGGATAAATCATATTTATCCTTAGGTGGCTCACCTGGTTTAGAGGTTCCTTGGGCAATTTTGATAATCTTGCCACGCATTTGATGTTCGACTGCGGTCACTGTACCGTCAAAGCTTTCCATTGCTTCACGGACAGTAAAGGCAGTTGATTTGCCTTCACGTACTCCAAACAGTGAAAGTACATCACGATCATGCGAGTTAAGTGTAAAATCAGCAGTCAGCTTTTTCATACCGACTGTAATATCAATTGGGGCATCCATACCGCCCGCACGATATTCTTCCGTTTCTAATTCAAGTTCAGGTGGGTTACATTCATCTGTTTTACCCGCATGACCTTTACCATCGACAAAAATATTAAAATTCTTGCGAATATCCTTTGCTACTCCGCTCATGCTTTATACCTCACGCAAAAATATCTTTGATATAGTCGTCCACAAGATGTGAGCGGAAGACAATGTGTTCGGCTGGATATACTGGGGTAAAGTCAAAATTAAAATAGACCTTGCCAGATTTAATCACATCAGCCGTATTTAAATCAGGATCTGCCCAACATTCACCACCAAGAATCGCCCCAATGTTTTTAAGATAACGAAGATAGTTATTCACACCTTCAATCACATCAGACACATAGTTTTTGGTAATGCCACGATCTACAGCCCATAAATGTGCGGCCTTCAATGATTCATCAATCATATCTGCGGTACGCACCACACATAAAAATTGCCATTTAGGATCGGCAGACAATGTTCGATTGCCCCATAAACGATACCCGTTTTGGCGGATGATGGTAGCTACATTTTTCTCATTGAGCAGATTTGCACGACAGTTTGCGTCACCCATTGCAAAATCAATCGCACGAGCTGTACCAATGATCCCGTTAATTTCCTGATTTGACGGCGACCACCACCAGCCACGCTCATTGTCAGATTTGGCAATGAGTCCCGCAACGTGCGCACTTGACCATGAGGTGATTGTTGAACCATCAGTACCAGTCTTTTTAGATTTTGGATCAACCAGAAACACACGTTTAGAACCAAAATCACCTGCATAAGCAATCGCAGCAGCATCATTGGTGTTTGGGCCATCGGCGATGATCACGGCTTTTAAGCGTTCAGCAATGCCTGTTAGTTCTGCGACCACTGGATTTGCTAAAGCAGGTGTTTGACCCTGCGCAGGTGTGCGGGTGTGAGTAAAGCCTGGTGCAATTAAAATCTTCGGTACGAAACCTAAAATATTTTCTGCTGCCAAAAAGCAATGGATACCTTCATAACCTCCATTGGTGGCATTCACCCCACCCAAGATATTGGCCAGTGTAAGCGCATCCGATGTGCCTTTTTCGACACGCACCACCACAACTACAGCACCAATCTGATCAAAAATTGAATCAATCGCATCGGGTAAAGTACCAGTTAAACCAAGTTTGGCTGCTTGTGTACGGGAACCTGCAATAAGCACTGGTGTATTAACTGGAAATAGTAATGGATCTGCATCTGGTGCAGTGCCAATAAGTCCAATAGTCGAACTGCGAACCGTGGTAATTGGTCGGGATCCACCATCGATCGTGACGTTTTGAATCCCGTGTAAAAATATGTCGCTCATGAATAGAATCCACAACCTTATAAGATTTAGGATTCATTTTTCCTGAACTGCATGCATATTTCATTATTCAGTTTTTCACATTAAAGCGTCATCGCATAACGCCACATTTCATCAACCTGTTCATCAGTCAAATTTAAAATACTGAGCATGTATTGAACTGAGTCATTTGAGCGTTCAAATTTATCTGACTCTTCATACTCAATCTGAATGCGTGTACGAAGTGTTTTGTCTTCAATAGCTTTGATTGATTGCTCAACCATATTGAGTAGATCATGCTCAAGTAAGACAAGTTTAAATTGACGACGAGTCAGTGCAGTAAATTTAGCGAGCCGTATCTGCTCTTTTTCTTCATCTGTTAGATAATTTTGAGGATTTAAATGACGATCTACTTCTTCAGTAGTCATTTCAATCAAATCGTCTTCAAATGCAAAGACTTCACCGCTACTTTGGTTTTTAAAATATTTCATTAACGTAACTCACTCCATTTCTTAAAATTACCATTTACGCGATATGAGGATCCACTTGGAACTATCACGCTAGTCGATTTTGATTGACTATAAGCACTCGAATTTGATGTATTTGCAATACTTACATTATCAACAATGAATTCCAACGCACCCGAGCTATTCCAATCATTTGACGTCACAATAATTTGAATCGGCTTACTCGTCGTGTTTGTATAAGTTGTATTCTCAGCACGATTTGACGTAACATCTTGCCAGCTTTGACCGACACCTAACCCTTGATTTAAAGTTGTATTGATATTGATATCACCAGAGCCGTCAAACCAAGCATTTCCAGATACAGCACCTGATATGCTGATGTTGCGAGAATTTTGAAGTTTTGATGCTGTGGCTGCATTTCCTGAAATATTCCCGCCTTGAATGCGTCCGACTTCTTGGCCTTGGTTATTTCTAAACTGAATGCCTGGTGTAGTATTTGAGTTTGATTGAATAACTAGACAACCAGAAACATCTCCATCACCCATGAACACATCATCACCAATAGGTAATAAGCGATTGTTTGGAAAGATGTTGATATCTCCAGATCCATCGAAATCAAAACCACAAATTTTTCTCGCTGTTTTTAATTTCGTTGCAGATGATGCATTGCCAACAAACTCAGAATCACTGCCATCTTTACCTACATACTTTGTCGCATACATCCATCCTTCAGCTTTTACATCACTTGATGCAACAACATTTTTCGCAGTGACTGCATTTCCAGCGTTAACATTACCTTCTGTTGTAATATAACCCGCTTCAACTGTTCCTTTGGTTTTTAAGTTACCCGTTCTCGTATCGATAAAAATTCGACATTTGTCTTGGTAATCGCGAAAACCAATACCCCACCATGATCTAATCACAAGATTGTGGTTGTCGTAAGAAGCTCCATCGCCATTGCCTGGCGCTATTTTATTGATATCACCTGGTGCTGTTGTTAATTGAAATGAATATGCGGATGTATTACCTGGGAATGATGTATTGCCCGACTCATCGAGCAATCTTGCCAAACGTACGAATTCCCCGTTCTCACCGCGTCGCTGAGCAGCCCAAATCTCAGTATTTTCATCATCAGTAGTGCCTATTTCAATGTAGCCACGATCTTGCCCTTGATTTCCCACTGCAATGTAGCCGCCATCCGTCACAGTTTCCGCTTTGATCAGAATCTTACGGGCCCCAGCATCACCGAAATTTAGCGTGCCGTTTGTATCAGCCGTTCCATCAAAATTATTTCCCCACAAATTGCGTGAGTTTTTTAGTTTTGTGGCAGATGCAACATTACTATCAATATATGCGATTTCTCGCCAATTGCTCCATTGGTTTGAAATATCACTTGCGCCACGGTGGAAAATGCCACCAGTCCAGCCCACAGCGATTTGTGATACGCCTGCCCCACCGATATTAAGAACATTTCCGTATTGTACTGGATAGCCATTATCATAAATTTGAGAAACTGAAAATAAGCCCGTGTTAAATGGTATATCTTTCTGTGCAGGTGCAGGGAATCGACCAGTATTCTCGATACTTTTGGGAACGATGTCTCGTGTTCCATCAAAGTCTACACTTGAAATCATCAATGCCAACTGTGAAAAATATATCGAGAAATGGCGAGATATCTATTGCTCGGAAATTACACTTAGTATGTTGGCAACATTCCTGAAAGAGCAAACGCCATTTCAGGCAGAAAAGCACCGTTCACTCTTGATTGATATCTGGAAGTACTTCGTGGCCAATGGTTGGGCGAATGAAAACATCGCCGAAAAAACCTTAAAGCCTATTCGCCCTAAGAAGACTCGTCAGCGTCATAGTAATGAGTCAATAGCGATCATCCGGGAGATCTGTCCAGACTGGTTGAAGTTAGCGATTGATTTAGCTTTGCATTCAATTCAACGGCGTGGTGATTTGGTTGCTTTGCAGCGAACCGCAGTCAATATCAAAGAAAACACGATGACCGTGCTACAGCATAAGTCTTTAAATTATGACAAGCCTATTTTTATTGAAGTTGATATGCATCCAGAGTTGGCCGAGACAGTGATTAAATGTATCGAAAACTCATTTCGCTTGCGCTGCCCTTACCTCATCGCTACTCGTCCAGAGCGAATAACCAAGCATAACCGAATTGCAAAGTTACATCCTTTTGCAGTAACCGAAGATCACTTAACCAAGCAGTTCCAAAAGTATCGGGATTTGTCAGAAGTGTATGATCATCTTGAACCAAGACAGCGACCATCATTCCATGATTTACGTGCCTTAGGTGTTTATAACATTACGCAGAAATATGGCAAGGCATATGCACAAGCATTGGCTGGCCATGCGACCGTAAAAATGACCGATCATTATATTTCTGGCCATGAAGAGCCGAAGCCAACTAGGGTGAGTTTTAGGTAGAAACGCGTCTTAATTCTGGTTATTTTTTAAACCTACCCACTTTAAAACAAGACTGAGTTCCCCGAAAATACCCCGAAATACCCACTAAAACAAAAAACCCACCTGATGAGGTGGGTTTTAAGTTGCTGATTTAACAGCATATCTTGGTAGGCATATCCAGACTCGAACTGGAGACCTCTACGA